TCACCGTGCTGGTGATCGTTCTGGTTCTCTTCCCGGCACTGCATGCCGACCATGCTCCCGTCGTGACGACCGGCGAGGACACAACGCAGTCCACCGGATCAGCGGTTACCGTAACCACCACTCCAGTACTGGTCCGGCAGGTGTAGCTTCGAGACTGATTCAGCGCCTTGGCTGCTTCCACACATGCAGACTCACTGGCATGCCGGGACACGATGCTGGTGCCCTTGTAGAGCGCCCAGTCTCCAGGCGTAACCACAGCCGTTACAGCCAGCGCTGCCGTGGATGCCAGCAGCAGGATTGCGACCGTGAGATGTCTGAGACTCTTCATTGCATCACTCCAGTTGAGTACATCAGGCTGTCGCCACCTGTTTTTGGGCGCGCCTCTCGTTCATGTGGACGATTAGTTCGTGTGGCCAATGGCCTTCCGCGCGGAACTCCAGCGGCGCGACCAGGTGGCAATCCGCACACAGCGGCGTTGCCCCGACCCGCAGCGATCCGGGCTCCTGATAGACGGTGCCGAGCGGATGCTTGCTTTCAGCATCCATGCAGCAGGTGTTCACTGATCCGTCCTGTCGAATCGCGCACCAGCGCTTTTCGAGGTAGGAGCACATCCCAAGCTCAGCGCTAACGTGCCACTGAACCTGACCGGCCCAGTCGATGGCCTCATCCACGAACGCTGTGTTCAGGCCGATGATGCAACCCGCGGCCTTGAGCATTTCGACGGCAGGACCGGCCTTTTCCGGTCTATGCGTGCTGACGAATACCTCTGCCTTCGCCGCGGACAACTCCACGGCAAGTTCGCGTGTCATCGCCACGCCATTGGTCGCCACCACAAGCTTTCGCTTGACGCCGATCAGCGAGCGGATCCTGTGCATCCACGGCACGAACTGGGGATGCAGTATCGCCTCGCCGATGCCCGTCAGGGATACCTCTCCCTGCGTACCCAGCATTACCAGATGCTCAAGATGTGCCATCGTGGCGTCGAACGTCTCCTGCGTCATGTCCGCCTTGGCACGGGACATCTTCGGGTGCGGGCAATACTTGCAGGCGAGGTTGCAGCGAGACGAAAACTCGATCTCGTGAATCTCACGCAGCGGGAAGTACACGTTCCCCTTCAGGTTCGTGTTGAACTTCACGCTGCTTCACCCACGACGAGATGGCAGGTAGCGCACAAGCTGTACGGCGACGTATTGGCCGGGAAGTCGTCCCAAATCGTGCCCAAGAGATCATCGCCCTTGCCGTCAAAGCAGCAGCGCGAGACGTTCCCGTCGGCCATGACGAACACCATGCCGCGGCGAACCCAGGTGCAAGCCGTGCCTTTGATGCCGGTCGATACCGTCCATGGCACTTGTCCAGCCCAGTCCACCGACGATACGGACGGGTCGATCGAGACACCAGACAGGATGTTGGCTGACTTCAATGCTTCCACTGCCGCATGCGCCTTCTCGGGACGGTGTAGAGATACCCACACCTTCGGTCGTGCGGGTTCGATGGCCTTGGCCATGGCCAGATCCATCAGCAGCCCGTTCGTGGCAATCACCAGATCCACAGCCCACCCAACGGCCTCGCGCGCCAAATGCACGTTACGGACGAAGTCCGGGTGCATCGTGGATTCACCAATGCCGGCGAGGTTCAGTTCAGCCTGGCGCCGGCCCGCGGGCTGCTTCGCCAGCAATTCCCGCGTGCGCAGCAGTGCCTGACGATACGTCCGGTCGTCCATGTCGAGCTTCGGACGACCCATCGTGGGATGGACGCAATACCGGCAGCGCAGATTGCACCGCGACGTCATCTCGATCTGGTGAATGCCGACTACTGGATGCATGGTCAGACTTTCGGCACAAGCTGCAGGGCGCCGTCGCCCATCTGTACGACGCTACCCTTGTCGCCAACGATCTCGCGTGCGCGCCGCAGATATGCAGTCGCAGTCTCGAAGTCACCGGCGGCGAATGCGTTCTGACTGGCCAATGCCGCTTCTTCGTACGTGTTCACTTCTTCCATGGTTGTTCCTCAGGTCGAATGGGACAGATCGTGGGAGCCCACTCGAATGCGGGCAGTGAGATTCAGGAAGTCAGACGCCTGCAAGGTCACACCCAGCCCGTTCACGATGTTGAATACCGCACCGACACCGCTCGAGGCATGGCACAGGATTGCAGCAGAATCGAGCGCGATACCCGTCAGCGAATCGGCATTTCCTGCCCAAGTTGCGTTCATGAAGAACCACTCGCGCGACTGTGCGGAGGCTCCGGACACCGCAGAGGCCTTGCGACCATTCGCCACCTCGCCGAAGTTCACCGAATCCAGCGACGCCGCGGCCGTGATGGTGCCGACGCCCAGGATGTAGGCCGGAGTCGTGCCAGTGGCCTGCACGGCGCGATTGGCGATGCGGTTCAGACCCGCCGCAGTGAGCTGATTGCGAATCCAGCCCTTGTCATCCACATCCCACCCGCCCTCGGGGCGCGCGCGATAGACGACGGGGTTGAACTCGCCAATGATTGGAATCAGCGAGCCTGCGACGATCTCTGGGTTGTCAGACGTACTTGCCTTCATAGTTCACCGTGGTCTCCTTTGCGATGCGCGCGAGGAGCCGGGAATAGGTCTCGCGACTGTGAAAGAACCCTTCAACCTGTGCCGTGGCAGAGATGCCAGGCATTTCATCCTTCTTCGTGGTAATGGCGATCTTGGCGTGAAAGCCACTGCCGATCGCAGCAACCGCCGTAGAGTAGTAAGGCACTGCATCCAGAGTCATGCGCAACATCGGGTTGTCGTCGATCAGCTTGTCGAACAGCGAGATCACCGTCTGCGCGTTGGACCGCATGCCATCGGATACTGCGCCGGTCTGCTCACCCTCGAACGCAATGGCCTGCGCCAAATCCCTGACGTACAGGAACTTGTTCAGCACACGATCGGGGTGCTTCTGCAAGTCCTTTTGCAGCAGCGGGAAGTTGCGATGGAAGCGTCCACGGCGCGCTATCTCATCCGAGTACCCGTAGTGGATGAACGCGATGTCGCTCACCTGAAAGGTGTGCGGAATGGCCTTGCCGATCTGGGTCTCGGGGTGCTCATGCACGACACCGAAGAACCTCGCCCCGCTGTCACGGCGGAAGAGCCTGGTAGGCCAGTCAGTGGAGATGCGCTCCGCAGGCAACTGGCTCATGTGGTGTTGTGCCACGGCATAGCCGTCGAACGCGCCGGGACGCAACAGGCGGAAGAGGTTCTGCGCGCCGTTAATTTCTTCGTCAGCGTCCATCCACAGGATCCAGTCACCGCAGGACCTGGACACCGTGACATTCCTCGCTTCATCGAAACCGATCTCGAGCGGTGAATCGCCGTCAAACACCGAGAAGACGACATGCGGGAAGTCCTTGCTGACGTCCGCGATACGCTCGCGCGTGCGATCGGTCGTGGTCCGATCCACTGCGATGCAGACCTCGTCCACGTATTCGACGACCGACCGCAGGGCGCGACCGATGGTCTCCTGAGCGTCCCGCACGATCATGCACAGCGACACCGTGTCCCGCGGGGCCGTCGTGCGCAGCTTGCGCGCGTAGTCGATGTGACCCAGTTCGGCGCCGGCGGATTTCGTCGCTGCATAGACCCAGGAACCCATGGCCGCGCCAGCCGGATCAATGCCACCGGGCGCCTGCAGGATTTCGGTCTGGAACTCCGAGAACAGCTCCACGATATCCTGCCGCTCGAAGTGATGCAGGTGCTCGCGGCCCTTGTGCCACCAGTGCCGGCCGCTCCATTCCCACCGGCCGTGAGGAGTGGTAACGATCAGCGTCCCGGTAGGTGTAGCCGCGGCCAGTAGCTTCTTCAGCGCACCCCGGTAGTCCCAGATATGCTCGACGACTTCCGGGGCAATCACGACATCGAATTCCCCGTACTGCGCCAAATCATCCAGCGATCCGCAAAAGAACTCGACGTTGTGCAGACCGCGTTCGAAGGCCGTCTTGCGGGCCAGATCGACCGAGCGCTGCATGAAGTCGATGCCGAAGAACTTGACGTTTGGGAACTGCTCGGCCATTGCCAGGGTGATATGGCCGTGGGCACAGCCGAACTCCAGCACTCGGGTTTTCAGTCCACCTTCAGCACGTTCCCCGACAGCCTTCGCCAGAAGATGTGTGATGCCACGGAACCGCGTACTGGCCATCACATTGCGACGCTCGACGTCCGGATTCAGTCCCTCGCGCGCCATGCGATCGCAGTTCATGCCCTCCCACTTCTCGTAATGGGCGGCAGTGGCCTCCGCGGTGCGCGCGAAGGCGTACATTTCCACAGTTTCACCCAGCGCCTGGTCCTGGATGGCGTTGATCGGCCCCTGCCCCGCCGATGCCTCGTTCATCTCACGCAGCGCGCTGATGTCTGAATGTTCGATCAGGTGGCGGGCCATGCGGGCGGGAGACGACGACCGGCGGGCGAATACCTCTGCGATCTGCTCTTCGAAGATGTCGACTGCGTGCGCCCATGACTTGGTCTCTGACGCCACGGCCTGCTTGTGACGCAGGGCCTGCAGCTCTTCGGAGTGCAGCTCGTACCACTGGATGTTCGTGACGAAGGCATCCTCGTCCGCGATACCATCCTTCAGAGGCAGCAGGACGGATCCGGAGTCCTTGCAGGTCTCAGGCAGCGCACCATGCTCGGAGGACAGCATCGGAAGATTGGCCGCCATGGCTTCCATGGCCGTGATGCAACTGACTTCCTCGAACTCGGTCGGGTAGACGAGCAGACTGCACAACATCTGGACTTGGGCCAGTTCATCCTTCGTCAGCGCGCCTAGATTCGTGACGTTCGGCAGCCGCGCCGCGCACTCATCCAGATAGCCATAGTAGGCCTGCTGTTCGGCTACCGTATTCGCATACGCGCAATAGAACAGGCGCGCCTTGCTGCCAGCCTTGGCCAGGCGATCCATAATTCCATCTGGCCGCAACAGATGCTCGAGGCCACGTTCTGGGCGCGATTGATACAGCAGCGGAAACTCACCGTCATGGATTGCGAGGTTGACGGGGTGGCCAGGATTGAATGGCCTCGGCACGTACAGCGACAGGTCGACGCCATTCGGCACCGCCCGCAGCACGCGATCATGCAGGCCATAGACTTCTTTCATCTGCCGGATGTGGAACTCGCTCACACCGGTGACCAGATCCACCCGCGCGCCGCCGGCATTGATGGCTCCAGCACTACGTCGAAGGGCCAGATCGTGCATCTGGTGCACGTTCACCTGACTGGCGTAGTCCTTGTGGAACGCCAGCGGATGACGCTGGATCACCAGTACGTCATGCGGCGTGTGGGAGGCGAAATGCGTAAAGCGATCGCCCAGAGGGGCAGCCTGTGTCGGCTGGCCGTTGAAGCAGTAGGTGACGCCGTCATAGACACCTTCCTCCTGCGAATTCGTGAACATCACGACGCGATGCCCGCGCTCTGCGAGCTCTCGGCCGAGATAGTAGGCGGCCGTCTCCGACCCGCCCAAGCTCTGATTCTTGATGGTCTCGCCGTTGAACGGCATGCCCATGCACTGGATGACGTAGTTCACGGCGTCACCACAGAAAAGGCCCAGCGCTGCGATGAGCGCGAACAAATTACAGACCCGTCTTCGAATGTTTCATTGCGCACTTGCGCCTCCTATCTCAAAAAGTGGGAGGGCCGTTTCCAGCCCTCCCGAGTTGGGGGAGTCAGATCAAGATCAGCCCAGACCCGCGGCGCCGGAGGCGACGTTGGTCAGGATGCCGAGCGCAAAGTCGGTGCCGACCAGACGCTCGTCCTGGTACATGTCGACCTCGATCGTTTCGGACCGAGTCTTGCTGTCGTACGGATGACGGAAGACCGTCAGCGGCGCGGGCAGGATCGGGTTCTTCCACTGGAACGAGTACATCCACGACGGCTCATCCAGCGACGCACGCTGAGGCGCGTAGTACAGGATGAACAGGTCCGCCAGAGGATTGGTCATCGAGGTGACGCTGGCCGTCTGGCCTTCGTTCTGCGCGTGCCACACCGCATCCGCCACCACCAACCGGTCCACTTCGAACAGCGACTGCGCGGCCTGCCGCGTGACCAGACCACCGCCGTTGTTATTGCCCAGGATCAGATTGCGGAAGTTGGCATTGCGACGCAGACGCGACCATGCCCTCCAGCCCATCAGGATGCTGTTGAAAGAATGGCCGGTAGACAGCTTGGCGTATTCCTTCATCTGCTCGACGGCCACCATCGGATCGCCGGCCGACGTGCCAGCAGCGCTCCATGCGCTGTTGCAGACGAACAGCGAACCCACGGCAGTGGTCGCGGTGACCATGTCGAGGACACGCTTTTCGGTCGCCAGCATCAGCTTGCCCTGCAGGTACGTGGCCTTGCCCGCGGCCGACAGCGCGCGGTAGGCAACGTCCATGTTGGCTTCGTCTTCGATCAGCCAGTCCATTCCCAGGGCATAGTTCTCGGCCTGATAGAATGCGCTGCCAACCGAACGAGTGATCTTCTTCGCCTGCGCGCCAGGGCCACGCTTGGCGTCTTCGATCGAGAAGAACTCGTTGCGGCTGTACACCGGATAGGTGTTGCGCTGTTTGTCCACCGGGACGATCGGTGCGATCTGGTCCGCAATGAAGTTCTGCGGACGATAGTTGATGGCCAGGTTGGTGAGGTGCTGATCGACGTGCAGCTCACGAGGCCCCGTTGAATTTCCCATTGTTCAGTGTCTCCGTTGTCTCGTGAGGATCAGGCCAGGATCTGGCCGACGTTCAGGCAGTCGAGGGCAACCTGGACGAGATCGCCGCTGTTGCAGGTCTCGAGGAATCGCCCAACCGTGAAACCGCCAGACGCCGCATTCGTGAGGAATCCGGAATTGGCAGATGCTGCAGGCCAGCCGAGCGAAGTCACGGCCGCTCCGGCATAAGCCTTCACGATCCCGATGAGCACGGCGCCGTGGTGATAGCCAGACCCGGTTTCGGTCTGGATCAGACCTGCGAGCTTGAAGCCGCTGTTGGCCTGGGCGATGGTGCCGCCGATGGTGGCGAGCTTGAACTTCGCCAGCCCTTCGGTGGCCTTGACAGTGTGCGTGAGGATGTTGTCGACGTGAGTCGTCATCTATTTCCAGCGCCTCCTTTAGGCGGCTTCGGTCGAGAAACGACCGTTGGGATCGGAGAAGTAGGCGCGGGCCAGCTTCGGTTCGGCCTTCAGCACGCGCTGCTGCGCGGCATTCAGGTCGTCGTAGTTATCGGCCTTGCCGCCGAAACGAGCGCACTCGGCCTGCGTCTTGAACGTCAGCACCTGGGCGTTGTTCATTGCGGAGAAATCCGCACCTTCGTCTTTGCCTGCCATGCTGGTTGCTCCATTCTTTCCGGGCGGCTTTTCCTTGAAGTCGTGGCGCTGGTCGCTCTTGATCTCTTCCTTCACGGAGTCGATCGAGTAGGCGGTCAGCACTTCGGCGTCGTCCTTGAACAGGCGCGAGTTGAGGATGCGATCGCGGGTGCGCGGAAAGATCCGACCCTCGGTCACAGCGTCTTCCAGCGTCTGCTTGACGGCCACGCGATGTGCGTCGACCTTTTCCTTCTGCACCGTTTCCTGGAACTTCTTCAGTTCCGCCTGAGAGGCCGCGAGCTGATCGCGCAGGGCTTTCTCTTCTGCTTCGGTCATAGTTGAGTGATCTCCAATGTGGATGCGTCGATCCGACGTAAACGCCGCGACGCTGGCAAACGTTGCACCTTGCAACTGCCGCGTCATCAACAGCGTCTGCAAATCCCTCAGGTCCTTGACCGCCGGTATGTCGGCCCCGAGTAGAGCCACTGCATCCAGCACCCAGGGGTAACTGGACCCCTCTCGGCTGTAGTTCTTCAGCAGCTCAATGGAAATGTTTCGGTACAGCCCTTTTCTGATGGCCTCGAAGACCACCGTCGGGATGTTTGAGAAATCGGCAAATATCTTTTTGCCGTCTCGCCATATGCGCTCGACCCAACCGAGAGCAGGCTGCCCATCGGTGATGGGCTGATCATCCGAGTGCCCGAGCTTCAGCGGCACGCGAGCAGCCTTGTTCAGTGCCGTGAATGACGACACTATGGCATCCAGGTCTGACTCGCCGAACGTCAAGCCGTTGTGCGTGCCTGTAGCGAAAATCTCGGCGCCCTTGATTGCCTTGCTCATCCTGCGTAGTCCCTCATCTGAACGCCGTCCGTGGCACGAATGCGACGGACGTTGACGTTGGGCTCAAGCATCAGTGCGGCCACAACCTCGACCACACGCGACAGCGGCACCTGCGTCGTGATCGGCCAGTCGTTGAACTGCTCGAGGTAGGCACTGGCGGTTTCCTCAAGGGCAAGCGCCTGGGAGGTATCCAGATCAGCGGCCAGAACGAGCTCACGCAGCTTGTCGCGGAAGGTCAAGATTCCGCCCTCCGGATCTCATCGGCACGAAGCCATTCGCCCTTGCGCTGCTCGTCTTGCCACCACGTCACGTAGTAGTCGACTTCATTTCCGTCCCAGCGCGACCAGCGAACGACGCCGTTTTCTGCTGCGCCAATCACGAGCACGCGCTGACCCACATCGAATACTGGGCGGAAGCTGTTCAACACTTCGCTCATGCAGCCGCCTTCTGCAGCAGGCCTGCACGCTGGATCAACCGCACGTAGCGACGCGTCTTTCGCTCCGGCATGGCGACAGCGAACGCGAATCCATCGGCCTTGCGCTCGACAAGAATCGTGCCGTCAGTATGGCGCGCAACGAACTCGTACTCGGGCCAGCGCATCCGCACGTAATGCATATCGCGCCAGTTCTGGGTATCAACGTCGTACTGTTCGCGCGCGATCTCTTGGCCGAGCAACAATTGCTCAGGCTTGAACGGCAGAAGACCTATGCCGGCAAAGAAGTCCTGCGTCGATTCGGAGAGGATCACTTGAACCCCTCTTGCGGCTTGACAGACGGCTCCGGCGACTCCTGTCCATCCCATTCATCCAGCTTCGTGATGGCGAACAGGATCGAGCGGCAGTTGTAGTGATTCGGCGGCCTGTACTCTTCCCACACTGCGGACTTCACGGCATGGACGTGACCGTCCAGCTCCTGACAGATCTGGGTGGTGCGGTCGTCCAGAATCGCCGAGTAGCGCAGCGCCACGACGAAATCCGCCACCGCGGGATCGCTGAACTCCGCATAGCGCCCCTCGTTCAATGCCTCGAACGAGCTGGTACGGGTGATGGTGTTCAGGTAGGCGGGGACATTGCTCGTGCCGATCTCTTCGGCCAAGTCCAGTGCGACCTGCGCAAGCACCGATTCGCGCGACTCCGCTTCCTTCACCGCGTCGAGCGTCGTCATGCCCTTGCGGATAAAGCGCTCGTAAATACGCGCAGCCACATCCTCGGGACGGCGGCTGGCCTTGATACCGTTCAGCAGCTCCTGCTGGATGATCGAGCGCATGGCCTCGGTCAGATCACCAGCCAGCTTGAACGCCTTGGCCTCGAAGAAGTCACCCGACTTCAGACGAAGGTCATCGAAGCGCAACTTGCGGTCATTGGCCGAATAGGCAGCCTTGCGCGCCTTGGCCATTTCGGTCATGGCCTGGTTCAGGCCCATGGCCCATGAGCGCTCCAAAGCACCGCGGAATGCGCCCTTGATGCGCCCCACAGACACGCTGTCGATCTCGATCTGGCCGATGTCGTCGGCGTTCTTGCCAAGGAGCTCGGTCAGATGCTCCTCGGTGACAATGCCACGGGTAGCCTTGGCCGTGAGCTTGGCCACTGCACCGGTGGTCTCTTCCTCGAGCGCCAGCGTGCGCTGCGCCATGACGGCGAAGTCGACGCGCATCATGGCGGACTCAGCCGAGAATGCAGCCTTGGCGGGCTTCACATGCTGGGCCAGGAGGTCCGTGAATGCGGACTTCTGCTGCTCAGCACTCTCCGCAATGAGCTGTTTCACGTCGTCGGCCGTGAACTTCTTTTCATCAGCGGCCTGATTGCCGGGCGGATTGCCGGGAGACTGCTTGTTCGGGTCGACCTGAATCGGGACCAGTTCCTGCTTGACCTTGGCCACCGCTTCGTCCTTATCGGTGCGCTGGGAGAAGTCCAAGAGCTCGCGCAGGTGACGCTCGTCCGCTTCGGTCGTGATGACAGCGCCCGCGGCGGACAAGTCCTTCCACGACTGCACCACCCACTTAACGTGATCCTCGCTCGCCTTCTTGAAGCGAAAACGCGGGAACTCGCCGTCGTCCCAGTTCTGCAGGGCCAAAGGCCGAAACAGCTGATCGTTGATGCACTGCTCGACGCGCTCTGTGTCCGTGGCCAGCGTCATGAAGAACGCCTCGAGCTGCGTCTGCGACTGCGAATAGGCCCCGGTCTGACCCGTGTGCGACAGGCCCAGAAGATTCGGGATCAGCAGCGCCTTGGCGATGGCAAGGTCATGGAACTGCACGGCCTTTTCGTAGATGTCCGTCGTGCCAGGCGTGTGCATCTCGGCCGTGACACCGCGCGGCAGGATGATGCCCATCGTGCTGCGCATGTTAGTCAGCATCGACTGCAGAGCTTGGTAGTCAGGAGATTGCGGGGTCAGTCCCGATTCGCCCAGCTCGATGGACATAAACCCACCGGCCATGCGCTCTTTGTAGGCCGCCCACAGCTTCAGGTCCAAGTCCTTGAGGAACCACGCGCGATAGGCGGACTTGAGCTCGGATTCGCCGTAGTAGGTATCCACCTCAGGGTTCTGCACGTAGTGGATGAACCGCGAATAGTCCAGATCGATCTCGCGCGACCCCACACGCTGCGTGAAGCGGGTCAGCGTTCCGTAATCGTCGGTGTAGAACGTGAACGTGGAGGCATCACGCGACAGGAGCTTGGCAATGCCCACGTACTGCGAGCCATCCACATCAATGTTCTGCGTGACGAACTCGGTGATCGAATAGCCATAGGTCATGCCCTTGAGCACGCCCACGATGCCGTCCGTGAAGGATCCGGCCATCTTGCGGGTCGTCTGCTGCATGACCTTGTGCCGACGGTCCTGCTCTTCCTTCGACAGCTTCGTCTCGTCGAACACGAACTCATAGCCGCGGCCGATGATCGCGTCGCGCTTGAACTTCAGGACGGCCTTGACCTGCTCATCGTCCTGCATGCGCTGGTAGATGCGAAGTCCACCCTTTCGAGCGGCCAGCATGTCGGGGTTGTAGCGCTCTTGACGCACGCCGAATGCATAGGCAGACAGTCCGTCAACGCTGGTGACCGTCAGGGGCGGCTGCACCTTGGGCTTGGGATTCAGCTCTGCGACTTTGCCTGCCAATTACAGGCCCTCCAGCGCATTGCTGGGGACAATCACAACGCTTGGCGCAGAAGACGATGCGCCCGGCATGAGACGCGGCGCTTGCGTCGCATACTGCATGGCCAGTGACTCGGTATGGTCGGGAGACTTGATACCGTTGCGCTTCATCTCCTCCTTCGTAACCAGATCCTCGAGCTTCTCGGTGCCGGGCTTGGACTTGATGGAGCAGGCCTGCTCTTCAAACTCCTGCCATGCCTCATCATCTGGAAGCATGTCCGGTGCCAGAACGAGGATCCCGTCGCGGAAGTCATTGCGCATGGCAATGTGGGACTGCACGCGGCGATTGCGGTACTTGTCTGGGCTGCTCGAAGCCTCACCGCCCTTGTAGGCGATCACCGGAATTCCGAGTGGGCTCAGGATCAGGTGCCCAGCAGTACCGGCTCCAACACCCAGGGCGTCGACCACCACATCGTCGCCATTGGCCGCGCTGCAACCCAAGTCCTGCCACAGCTGCTCAACTGCCATGGCGGTCTGGATCGGAGAAACGGAAGGCTCGAAGCTGTACTTGATCTGCTTCAGCGCATGCACGAACGAGGCGTAGTGCTTGGCGATAGTGACGACCGTGTCATCCTCACCACCATCCGCCACGTCTACGCTGATTCGTGTTTTCGGACGCGACCCGTCCGGCGACTGACTGCGCTCGCGCGCCGCGGCGATCCATGCCAGCGAGATGAGCTGGTTTTCGTCGGCCTCGGAGAACTCGCCCTTGACGCGGATCTTGAAGAACTGCGAATTCTCGCCGTAGATTCGGCGCCAGCGCTCGATACGGGCCTTGTTCGTGCCCTCTACCGTGCGGGAGTCGACATTGCGGCTCGACCACACAGCACGATGCTTCGTCCAGCACTCACGGAACCGACCCGACGCACGCGTGGGATTGCCCCATGCAATCCAGATGATCTCGGTCCCTTCGTCGGTGAGCGCGCCCTCGGTGGTTTCCCAGACTGGCTCGGCGATACCGCTGGCCTCGTCCATACCCAGGAAGATGCGCTTGCCTTCATTGTGCAGGCCCGCAAAGGCCTCGGTGTTGTGCTCGCTCCACGGAATGGCATCGACGCGCCAGGTATCCGGGAACTGCGCATGGGAAAGACGCGTCGCCGTGACCTTGAACCAGTGCCGATTGATTGCCAGGCCATGCCACTTGATCAGTTCAGGCCAGGTCTTGGTACGCAACTGCGTGTCGGTGTTCGCGGTCACGACGCCGCGGCATTCTCGAAACGTCGACATCGCCCAGAGAATCAGCTGGGCCATGAACGCGGATTTGCCGATGCCGTGACCCGACGCACAAGCCTCTTGCACAACCTCCCATGCATCAGCCGGCCGGGCACCATTGGCGATCAGCTTCTGGTGAATGCTCTCGCAGACGTCGAGAGTCCACTGGCGAGGCTTCTTGTTCTCGAGCGGCGTGCCTTTGACGCCCCACGGGAACGCATACCAGATGAAGCCCGCCGGGTCGTGAGTGAATCCGCCGATATCCGAAGCGAGTTCGAGCTCCGGATCCCGCACGGATGCGTTCAATTCACGGCCCTCGGCTGCTCAAGAGCACGCCTGCGAGCAGCCTCCATGGCATCTACGGTCGCGTGCACATGGTCGACTTTCCCGTCGACCTCGATCTTGTCGCGCCACTGTTCCTTGCGCCGATTCTTCAGCCAGAAGATGCAGGCCGTCGTATCGGGAGGAACATGCTGCACAATCGGCGTCAGCGTCACCTCGCCCTGGTAGTTGCTGACATGTACCGAGTCAAACGAGTAGCCTACGGCGCGACGGTAGAGGGAATGCTCGACCCTTTCGTCCGAGACTTCCTTGCCACGTTTTAAGGCCTCTGAAAATTCAGGGTATTCGAGCTTCCACTTCGAGACGCTCGACTCGGCTACTTCGAAGAACTCCGCCAGCTCACGGTCAGTCGCGCCCAAGGCGCACAACTTGCGCGCCTGCTCGGCGAATTCTGGCTTGTACTTGGACGGTCGGCCTCGATTGGCCACAGGCAGGCTCCGGATGTCCCTGCCTATGGAGTCTCTGCTATGTCCCTGTCCGGTTTCGCGGCCAATAACTCTCGACGGTTGGGAGCTGATCGCGTGTGCGACCAGTGCGTTGCAGGTAGTAGGCGATCAGTTTTTCGCCGTTCCAGTGGCCTGGGTTCTTGTAGCCGTTGCCGACGTCAGTCAGTGCGGACTTGGAGATATCGATCTCCGCGGACATCTGACGGATGCTGAGGCCCTGCGAGCGCAGGGCAACCATGATAGCGGACCAGTCGATGGGGCGGATCAATCCGCCTCCAGATCAGCGCATGCGGCTGGCGATTGCCCCTTCGTCAAGGCGTAGCTGGAAGCGTAGCTTGCTGTCGACCTTCTCGAGATCGAGTTTGCGATACGCCTTGAGTGCATCATCACAACTTGGCGGTCGATCACTGAACCCCAGGTCGTCATAGCACCGCCGCATCAGATCGTGCGCGCGATGCGCAGCCCTGTCTTGAGAGCATGCGCATAGCAGAAGGACGACAGCCAGCAAGGTCAGCTTCATGGGCCGCCAACAGACCATAATTGACGATGGCAGTCAATTCCATATTGTTCAGCCGGAAGCTACCGGCACTTCCACTGGCATGAGCCGAAACGTGCCCTTCTGCACGCAAATGCCGTCTTGATCGAATAGCTGGTAGGTCTTTGTGTTTTCGTCTTCGTCTATCGACCACCCCTCATGCACGCACACTGGCGGTGAATAGCCCAGCTTCACGTAATGAGTTTCCGTGAGGGGAGTTTTTGGCTTTGGCAGCGGTATCGGTCGTTCCCCCAGGTACTCAGCATCGACAAGATCAATCGCCACGAAATCATCAGTCCTAGCCGCTCTTGTCCTCGCGATCATTACGGCCTCGTCGAGCCGTGGCGCAGCGATCTCGAATTCCACGATCTCCGAACCGGCAAATCCTCGGCGATAGCATTTCAACTCAACCCGCCACATGTTGGCGTTCACTGCAGCCGCTCCGCCTGCAGCCGCACCACCCAGCGGTACTGATCCGCGCCAGCGCCGCCCAGCAGAGTCATGCAGTCGCCGGGCATTGCATAGGTGTCGCGCGGTTCGCTACCAGGATTCTCGATCACCACGTTGACGGTGCGCGCCGCGTAGATGACACCGAAGAACGTCTGTCCGATGGGTGGTTCTGTCTTGTGGGCGACGAACCACTTGCCGCTGTCCTCCAGAGCCTGGCGCGCAATGTCGTGGCGAGCGGCGAAGAATGCGCGGAGGTAGCGCTCGCTGAACACGTAGCGGGCCAGAAGGGTGCGGATCATCTCAGAGCTCCATCAGATTTCATAAAGCACGCCGTACCGAACCTATCCTGACCCAACCAGCCCCGACCAAACCATTCCACACCGAGACTTGCCACACCTAAACTTGCCACGCACAAGCTGACCTCACAAAACCACACCCATCCATACCCAACCAAACCTGGCCCCAACTCGCCTAGCCATTCCTCGTCTCGCCCGACTCAAAGTCTCTCGAATTTCGTCACATCGAAACGGCCATATGTCGGCCTGAAGTCACCGACGCCGATCAGCTTGCCGGCGGCGCCTAATACATCCAGCAGCAACGGCTGCTCGATGTATTCAGGAAGATTGATCAGCAGCTGCACTTCGGCCTTCCAGCCGGCACGCATTGCCGGACGCACGCGAGTGACACCGGCACGCTGTACAACCACTCGACGCTGATCGATATAGTCCCAGTCCTTCACACCCAGCGACGCAAGCGGCGTCAGAGTGATAACGCCAGCCTTGAACAAATCCATCGCGCTCTTGCGCGGGCTGCGCGGATCCTGCCGAAACTTCGCGGCATTGATGATCGCGCCACGCAGATATTCACCGGGAAGACACAACATGCCGGCCGCATCGCGATAGACATACGATTCGACGTTGTCCGTCTTCTTCGCGGCACTACCCTTCTTGGCGGCAGCCTTCTCAGCTACAGCCTCATTATTCCACCGATGAAAGAGCATGTCGGAGCTTCCCGTGATCTCCACGACACACGACCAAGGCTCGCTCGCCTGGATCTGCTCCTTCGCACCATTCGACACTTCCGACAATTTGATTACTGCATTCACAATAGCCTCCTGTTAAAAATGACCGCACCAAACATCAGCTCGCCAGAGCACAACGCGCCGCAGAACGCCAGACCGTACCTAACCACACACAAGCACGCCTGAACGCAGCCCAACGCACCTAGCCAATGCCCCGCCTGACTCAGCCCAATCAAACCACCTACTTACCATTACGAATCTGCCCCGCAGTAAATCCAATACCGCGCCAACATGGATCTAAAGGCCACCAGTCCGGCTCTGCCATTCCTGGGTTTAGTTTCCAACCGATCCACAAAGTCGTACCGAAGGCCTTCAACTTCAGTCCCGCATAAAGTCGCTGCCAGCACAGCAGCACTCCATAAGACCTATCCACGCTTCCCACCCACCGCACTTTGCTCGGAACAATGCCGCCTGGATTCACCCAGCCAAGCCGCGGCGCGAAGCAGCGCAGGAACCGCAGGTTGTTCGTGGCATTGCGGAATGCAGACCACGCGATGATGCGCGCGGCAATGTCTTTGAACTTCCTATCAGGCCATGCTGAATATGACGGCGGGTGATTCGCTGGCAGTCCGTCGATGCCGTCCTGCTCATTGCCGTAGATCGCGTTCATCCATCGGCCCAGGTGCCACCACCGGCGGATGATGCGATCCGGCCATACCTTCGACGGCATGAACTCCCACTGCCGCCCCAGTGCAGCCAGCGTCACGATCGGAATGCCAACCAGCCCCAACACCACACTGATGGCGCCGTACACCAGCCACAGCGGGATGTTCAGCAGCAGGATCGGCAGGCCGATGAGCCATGTGCTTTTCATTGTGCGGCCCACGCGATCAGGCAGACCATGACCAGCCAAAACATCGCAAGCCCTGCTATTACCCACCTCAATGCGATGGGATCGTGCTCGGGACGGTCGCGCAGGTATTCGTCGTGTTCGTTCATAGTGGTTCCTCGGTGAATACGCGCCGTTTGTAGCGAATCAGCCTGAACTTGAACGGGAAGGTCGCAGCAGCAACCTTGATCTTCACGTGCGCATCCTCGCGCATGAATCCCTTGGTTTCGTGGCACTCCAAGGTTCGATCAGCCATCATCACCAGGAAGTCCGGCGTATAGCGCGTGTCGTCGGCCAGCTTCAGGGTGATGCCCTCGAACTTGAACCACAACACTTCTCCGGCCTGCTGGCGGGCTTTCAGTAGCAAGGCATAGGCACGCTCGGTGCCGTTCATGTCTGCCTCGGGAAGGGTTCCTATTCCGCCGTCCATCTAAACTCCGTCTCCGTTCTCATGCTCTTCCGCAACCTCTTTCGCCGTGTCCGCATCGCAGGCCACAGTCAGAAGCCGGCCGGAACAACTGCCGAAGTAGTACGCGTCACCCCACAGAATCTCTTTCGCAATCACGTAGTCACCTGCTCGCAATGCCACGATGGTTTTGCCGTGCCTGATCGGTTCCCATTCCATCTATCAGCCAACCGTAGATCCAGAACCATGAGTCCTCACGCTGACCGCCCGGTTCCTGTGGCCCAGCACCCCCCTACCCATTGCATGCAATGGTTCGTGAGGCGCAGTCCCTGACCATGCCGGACACAGGACCCGTGCGAGCAGACTGTTTCCGAACATCTTTCGATGTCCCCGGCGCGCTCTACTCACAATCACCCACGCTTGCACCTGCCGGTTCCTTCGTTGTGCTGTTTCGGTCGCTGGCCTTCGGCGGTTGTCCCTCGATTCCCACACCCCGCGACCTACAGTTGGTCAAGTAGGCATCAGCAGCTCCCGCATTCTCTGTGCGACCACATGCAGCCCCATGGCCTGATGCAGATCGTTGAAGTCACTGCCGACCTCATAGGGCATCGTCCAGCGAAGCCCTGTCGCCAGCGCATATCGTTCACCGGTGCCGCTCGCGTCGTTGTCTGCAGCCACCACGGCGTGCCGCGGAACATGGCCGGAAACCACTTCGAGATTGCCGGCGCTGAAACACACCAGCACCTGGGCGTCGTTCGTCAACAGATCGAGAGCAGCCTTCAAGCTGTGACCCGTGGCGTATCCCTCGCACAGCACCACGTGCTTTGCAGTGGACATGCCGAAACGATAGATCGCACCCTTTGCGCGAGTGCCGGGTAGAAACTTCTTTTCGCCTTCAGCGGAAATGATCTGCGCGCCGACAATTTCCCCTGTCTGGATGCTCCACATTGGAACCACGAGGTTGTGCTCGTGAACCAGGCCGAATCGGCGAATGCCCTTGCGCTCGAGGTAGGGATGCGGACCGTCTTTCGCTTCGCGCATGGCAAGCTGCCACCCACGGTCAGCCGCTTCCCGATTGCGCTGCCGATCTCTGGCACGCATCCGCACATCCCATTCCCTGGCGCGCGCGATGGCCTTGCGGCTTTCCTCGGTCTCGCGGTATTCGTTGTCCATCCACGTCTGGGACAGACCAGAGGACCAGTCACCGAATACCGCCAGCGTGGGTGTGATCACGCGGCACCATCCGGCTGTATTGCCACGGCTCTTGCCGCAGCCTGGGAAGCGCACAAACCGCCCAATGGGCATGTGGTTCGGCGGACTCATTCCGGCGGCGCGGATGGCTTCCTGCAGCGTCATGCAGCCGCCTTCTGCTTGCCCTTGATGTAGGCAATGCGCAGCGACTTGATCTTGTTCATGGTGCCGCGGGTGATGTCTGCCGGCGGCGTGGTGGCGAAGTCCCAGTTGCGCGGTGGTTTATCACCGGTGATGTCGCGGAACAGGTAATAGGCTCTCGCATTCGCAGTCTCTGGCTTCCCACCACCACGGGTGTAAGCACAAAGCTGCTGCCAGAGATTGAACTTGTCGGTGGCAATCACCGACTTGCCGATGCGGATTTCACGCATCACACCAGAGGTCGCATCCTCCAGCGCCAGCGACACCTTTTCGAATCCACAGGCCATGCAACGCCGATGGAACGGCGTTCTGCCGCAGGATGGACATCCGCAAGGCTTGAAGTCCTCCGGTTCCTTGCGCACTTCCTTGTCGAGCTTTTCGGCCATGTCTAGGGCTGTGAACCCGTGGTGATAAACCTGCTCGAAGTCCGACAGGAATCGCTGGATGTTCCCGCTGTGATCGAGCAGCAGGCAGTCGGATTTTCCCTTGTCAGGCGCGCTGCGCAGTCCTCTGCCCCACATCTGGATGGCAGTAGATAGCGATTTGCGCAAAGGACGCGCATCGATCACCGCGCCAATGTCTTGAACGTCGAAGCCCTTCGCCAAGGCCTCCACGCTGATCAGCACGCGGATCTGGCTGTCGGGCTTGCTGAACTCTTTCAGCAGATACTCGCGCTCGCTGTCGGAAGTCTCGCTGGTGTAGGTGTAGGCCGTGATGCCGGCCTGATTGAACCGCTGGGCCAGCGAAGTGCAGTAGGCGATATCCGCACCGAAGGCGATAGTCTTGCGATCCTCGCCGTAGCGCTGCCATTCGGCCACGACATCGCCAATGATCTGTGCTTCACGTTCAGCCGCGGCTCGGTCAGTCCATTCCCCGCCGCTGGTTGCAGCCCCTTCCATGTCCGGCTTCGTGCAGGACAGGATGCGCATCGGTACAAGGATGCCAAGATCCGTGAGCTGCGCCATGGTGGCGGCATTGATCAGGTTCGAATACGACAGCCCCAAACCAGATGAGCATGGTGTGGCAGTGAGCCCCACCACCGCAGCGCGCGTACGCTCCAGGTATTCGCGCGTCGTCTTGTACTGGGTATGGGCCTCGTCGATGATCACCACATCGGCGTCCGGCCAATACCCACGGGCCTGCAGCGTCTGTACGCTGGCGATCTGGAATGGCAACGAGTTGTCGCGCCGCCAGTGATTGGCCTGCACAACCCCATGGGCCGACAAGCCGTATTCGTCGGCTCTCGCGCTGGTCTGATTAATCAGCGCAGTGCGATCGCAGACGAACAGCGCACGCTTGCCACGCTGCAGGGATTCGTGGGCCACGCGAAGCCCGAGGTACGTTTTGCCAGCGCCGGTGGGCGCACACAGAATCTGCCGCTGATGGCCAGCCCGGATACCCTGGCGCAGGGATTCGTGGGCGGATACCTGAAACTCGCGCGGCGCCGGGAACCGGGTCGCATCGTAGCTGGCAGATTGGAACAGATCGTTCGTCATGCCGCGCGCTTCATCTTCTTCTCGATGGCGGTGACCTTGGACTGTTCCTTCTTCAGCAGCCGGGTCAATTCGTTCGCACGATTCATATAGCCGTCGCGGCTGATCTTCAGCGTCGCGATCTCGGCAGCCTGGCGCTTGATTTCGGCGTATGCCGCGGCGAGCTTGTCATCCGCCTGCATGACCTTCTCGACCGACGCTGCAACCTCCGCTTCAGTCCTGGCCAGAAGTTCATCGTCGTGCAGATCGTCAGGCCGTTCCGGCTCCCCCTCAGAGGGGGGCGGCGATGGGGTGGCGGACGCGGCGGGGGTAGGCGGAGCAGCAGGCCGGTCATTGCCGGTTTCCCCAGTCCCTTTCGGGTTCACAACTGGGACTGCCCCTTTGGGTGAATTCGTTTCGGCTTTTGGCTGTGGCTTGTGGCCGGGCTTCATGGATTCGTAGCCCAGCGCCTGCCTCACTGTCTCGAATCGTCTAACGGCGTTAGACGATTCAGCGGCCTTCATATAGTTGTAGGCCATGGCGCGACCGAACTTGCAGTAGGTCTTTACCCACTCGTCAAATTTCCCGCGACCCAGTTCGTCCTTTTTGCTGGCCAGCATCTGGCCACACTTCACGGCCCATTCAATGGCGTTCTCCGCGCACTCGCGTGCGAACTGGTGCGCCTCGTTAATCTCCTTGGCCGTGGGGACGACTGCCTTACCCATGAATACCTCGATGCATAAAAATCCCGCCACCCTTTCGAGCGGCGGGCAGAGGGCGAGCGGCCCCTTCACAACT